ACTAAGGTATTTGCTAAGACATTCTTTCCAGAAGAAGTTACGAGTGAGTTTTCTCTTCTGCATGATAAGATGTTTGCAGTAATGGATCATCCAATTAAAAGAAAAAAAGCTCTTGCTGCTCCCCGTGGCTTGGGTAAAACGACGCTTGCTAAGATCCGCTGTGTCAAGGCAGTTGTCTTCCGTGAGCGTCGTTTTATTACCTACATTTCCAACTCCTCTGGTAGTGCTATTGAATCCACAGAGCATATCAAAAGACTTATGATAGAGAATGAGTATCTCAATCGTATCTTTGGCAAAGTTTCTTTTTCTCAGAAAGGCTTTAAAGAAGGTTTCTCTAAAGAATCTTGGGTTGCTTATGGAGATGTTTATGTTCTTCCTCGAGGTGCTGGGCAGCAGATTCGTGGTAAGAACTGGATGGGTCATCGGCCCGGATTATTTATCATCGATGACTTGGAAAACACAGACAATGTCCGCTCTGACGAGCAGAGAGAGAAACTCGCCAATTGGTTTTTCTCAGATCTGATGAAGTCGGAATCTAAATACGGAGAACGTGATGGGATTCATAAAGGACAACGAGCAGAGTTTTTATATATCGACACAATTAAACATCAAGATTCTTTGCTTCAGCTTCTTATTGATTCGTCTGATTGGCTGGATGTGAGTGCTTTTCCAAATCTCTATCCAGACACTCCTGATGGAGTCCTTAGTATTTGCGATCAGAGTTTTAATTCCTATGATCCTAATTATATGACTACTGAAGAAATCAAGCAAGAATATCTTGAGCATACAGAAAAAGGAAAGCAGGACTTGTTCTATATGGAATTTATGAACATTCCTATTTCTCTTAAAGATGCTGTGTTCAAGCCTGAATCATTCAAATACTATGAAGAAGCTGGGGATCATCTGCTTGTCCAAAACCATCCTATGGTCGTTCAAAGGCTAAACAAAATGGGGCATAATCTTTCCGAGACGGAGAAGATTCCTGTTAGAGAATTAATCACCTTGGTTATTGTAGATCCTGCGAGAACGATTAATCTTTCCAGTGCCGAGTCTGCAGTGGTTGTAGTATCCATACATCGCAAATCTCGTAAGATCTTTGTCCGTGATCCTTGGGGACAGAAGGTCAAGCCAGATGTTTTGTATGATCATATGTTTAATCAATGTCTTTTGTATAATGCCAGATACTTAGCCGTGGAAGTCACCGGCCTGCATGAGTTTATCTCCCAACCAATAAGAAATGAAATCCGAGTGAGAAATATTTCTTCTGAATACGTAGAACTCAACGCAAGGGGAGATAAGGACTTGAGAATTTCCAATGCATTGTCAAACTACTATGCTCAGGGTCAGATTTATCATAATGCAATAAACTCTACTGGTTTGGAAAATCAACTCAAATGGCATCCAAAATCTAAACGAAAAGATTTAATTGACGCCTTGGCTTATATTACAAAATTAATAAATGAATTCTTTCTTTTCTTCGATGCAGAAGAAGATGATTATGATGATGACAATGAGTATGCCGATTTGGATATGGAAGATAAGTTCGAAGATGAATATGACAACGAAGAACTATTACTTGGTGATGGGAGTATAATATGACTGGTGTAATTTTTGGTGCAGTGCAAAGACGCACAGATGTAATAAGTCTTAATAAGAAAGACATTAGTTATTCTTATCCAAAAGGCTTGAATCTCAAACCTGGGTCAGAGTTACATAACTCTCTTCTTAATCTTGTTCTTGAATATGCCACTGCTTCTTCTTGTCATATGAACGCTCGGTTTCCTGCATGGCAAGAATCAGATAAAACTCTAACTGCCTATAAACGAGTTGACGAAGAAGAAGAGAATGTTCTTTATAATGATGATCGCAAACCAGTTTCTATTGTCTATCCACATTCTTATGCAATTCTGGAGACTCTGCTTGCCTATATGATGAGTGCGTTCTTTCAGAATCCGATTATCCAATATGAGGGTTTCTCTCCTAATGATGTAGTTGGAGCGATACTGCTGGAAAAAGTAGTAAGTCTTCATTCTAACAAGTTCAAACACATTCTTAATCTCCATACTATGTTTAGAGATGCGTTTGTTTATGGTGCTGGGTATGTCATTCCAGTATGGAAAAAGACCTCTACGTTTGAAGGCAACGCTTTGCTCAACCTTGATCCATATCGTCTTCTTCCTGATCCTAATGTCTCTGCAGATGCTATTCAAGCGGGCGAGTTTTTTGGTTGGGTGAGTGATCACAACTATGTAGCTTTGCTTGAAGAAGAACTCAATGATTCTAAGAACTTGTTTAATGTAAAGTATTTAAAAGACCTTCAATATCAAGGTACAAGTATTTATCAGATTGACAACTCCGGTAGGCATTTTAAATCAGGGGCAGAAAAATATAATTATCTTGGTAGACAACCTTTTACTACAATTGAGATGTATATTAAATTAATTCCTTCTGATTACAATCTCAGTGACTCTGAACGGCCTGAAATATGGTATTTTAAAATCGCCGCAGATGCTGTGATTCTTGCAGCAAGAAAAGCAAACTTTGAGCATAAGCTAATTCCTGCTTGCTCTATTGTTCCAGATTTTGATGGTTACAGCTCTTCTCCCGTTAGTAAGATTGAAATGCTCTCTGGAATGCAGAACTTGCTGGATTGGTTATTAAACTCTCATGTAGCGAATGTGAGAAAAGCAATCAATGATACGTTGATTTATGATCCGAGTTTAATAAACTCTAAGGATTTGAGAAATCCCAAACCAGGGAAGTTAGTTCGTATGAGACGGTCTGCTTATGGTAGAGGAAAGATCAGTGATGCAATTCAGCAACTCCAAGTCTCCGACATCACCCGAGGCAACGTAGCTGATTCCTCTTGGTTGCTTTCTGCAATGCAGTCTTTATCTGGAACTGATGATTCTTCCATGGGGATACTGCGCTCAGGTGGCCCAGAAAGACTTACCAAGGCAGAGTTTCAAGGAACTGCAGCAGGGAAGATTTCTCGGTTAGAGCGCACAGCTCGAATCATTGGCGTCCAAGGCATTCAAGACATTGGAGAATTCTTTGCCTGGCATACAAAACAAGTAATGAAAGATGAGCAGTTTATTTCCATTGCTGGAGATTGGCAAGATTTACTACTTCAAGAATATGGTCATTCGATTGATAGAGGGAAGCTCGCTGTCTCTCCAAAAGATATTGATATAAACACAAGTGTTCTTGTTCGTGATGGCTCTCTGCCTAATGGGAATTATTCTGAAGTTTGGTTGAGACTGTTTGAAAGTCTTAGTGCTAATCCGGAACTTGCTCAAGAGTTTGATGTAGTGAGAATATTCAAACACATCGCTCGGAATGCTGGGGCAAAGAATGTGAATGACTTTATTGCCAGAGGAGGCAACATTCAAGCAGAAGTTCAACCAAATGAACAGGTTGCTCAGCAGGTTCAACAAGGTAATCTAATTCCTTTTAATGAGGCAGTATAATGGCAAAACAAGAAATGAAAAGTCTTGCTGAGATGTTTCCAAAAGCCAAGGATGAGTTTGTTTTAATTACTTCATCTTTGAAAGAAGTTGATCTTTTTATTGAGTCTGCTATTTATCAGGATTATTTAAGAGAACTTGATATTCAAATAGATCTGTTAAAGAACGCCTTGTTTGATCCAGATTTGGAATTTACTGGTAGACACTATGATCTTTTCCGTGGGGGAATACAAAAACTCCTTGATGCTAAAGATCTTTTTATTAACATACAGGCTGCTCTTGAAGAAGAAGCCGAAAACGAAGGAGAATAAAAAATGGGTAACAAAGACGGGGACGCAGAGGACAATGTTGGTGTATCTACTTTCTTTGATTCACTGGGTTTAGATGGTAAATCTGGAGACAAGAAAACAAAATTTAGTGAGGAAGAAGATACAGATGAGGATGAAGATCTTGAAGAAGAGGAAGAAGATGAGGATGACGACTCTGATGAATCTTCTAAACTTTCTCCTAAAATCCTTGCCATGCAAGAGCAACTCAACTTTGCTCAGGAGCAGAATGCCAAGCTAATGCAAATGCTCCAAGGTAAGAAAGAAGAAGAGGACGAACCTGAACCTCTTAAGAGCCCTTTTGAAACAGAGATGTTTGATGACTTGGCTGAGACCATGGACTGGGATGATTCCGAACGCAAGGCAATGAAAGCATTTATGCAGAATGTCTTGGACTATCAGAGTCAAACTACTTTGACTTCTGCCACTGAGAAAATCAGTGACATTGTGAACTCTTCCATGACTCAAGCGGAGAAGAAAAAAGCAGTGCGCAAACAGTTCTTTACAGAAAACCCAAAGCTTGAACCAGTGAAAGACTATGTCTCCACAGTAGCTGCTGGGATTCTTGAAGAATACAAAGCTCTTGGTAAGTCTCTTAATCCTGCAGATATTCTCAAAGAGGCTGCAACCCGAGCGTACAAAGTTTTAGGAATTGATCCTAAAGCTAAAGGAAATACTGATTCGAAGTCTGAGAGAGATTCCAATCCTGCGTTTCCTTCTATGAATGGTAGTTCAAAAAAACGTAGTCAGAAAGTTGACAAAACAAGAAACCAAAAAATGATTACAAGCATGATTGACTTGTAAATCAGGAGGAAAAAATTATGTCAGGTGAAGGAAGATTTTTTACAACTTTAGGTGCGGATGTTCCTACTGATATCCCTGGTGGTATCACAACAGATGGAAGAATCAAGTCTGTTAAGGGAAATTTCATGGAACTTGGCTTTGATTCTTGGCCAGTGATGAATGGGAAGGTTCTTGCTGATGGAAGTACCTTTGCTCATGCTGCGCCGACTGGAGCCACTGGTGATGAGAATCTTATGGTATTTCCTGAAGGGACTTTGGAATGGCATGTACTTGGAACACAGACTATTCTTGCTCCCCATCTTGTAGCAACAGGGCTGCAGGTAAATCAGGATGCAACTAACAATGATGGTATTGAGATCTGCTCTGGAGTTCTGGCCTGTAATCAACCGAGTTTTGTAGTTGGGACTGATCCAGCGTTCTATGCTAAAATGACCTTTTCTATTGAGGATGTTTCTGGTACTGATGATTGTGCCTTTGGATTTAGGAAAGTTGAAGCATACCAGGCAAATGTTGATGACTACGCAGACATGGCAGCATTTAATGTTATTGCCGGAGATATTAAGCTTGAGACTATTGTTGGTGGTGCTACTACAGTAACAACGGACACTACAAACAATTGGGCTGATACAGCAACTCATACCTTGGAAGTCTATGTGTCTGATGCTGGTGTGGTTACATACAAGATTGATGGTATTACTCCTTTGGCTGTGGCTGCGTATACGTTCACAGCTGCTTTGCAGGTTGTACCATTTTTCTACCTGCTCAATGACACTGACCTTGCCGGTAATATTGTGTTGACAAATTTTGAATGTGGGCCGCAATAAAGATTTCATTCTCTTTAAGGAGGTAGGTTATGAGTGATAAATTACTTAGAGCAAAAGAAATCACATTATCAGGAGATAAACTTGATAATGCTGCTGCGGGAACCACAGGGGATATTCTCGTATATCTCCGTGACCAAGCAGGTAAGATTCTTTATGCTTCTGGCCCGGATGTTCCCGTAGATACTTCTTCCAGATATGCAAAAGGTGCTCTGTTTATTGATACTAATGTAGTATCTGGAACTACGGGTTTGTATGTTAATGTTGGAACATCTAGTTCTTCTGTTTTTAAAGCTGTTTCTAACGCGTAATTAATTAATTTTTAATATAAGGAGTTTTTATTATGGGCAATGTTTTTCCTCCGAGCTTTTTCGGAATGCGTGGTACGGGCGACTGGGTTGCAAACCAAATGCCTGAAGATTGGAATGAAACAATTCTTTATCTGTTTCCTAATGGGGATGCTCCTCTTACTGCCATGCTGGCCAAGATGGGCACAGAACCTACTGATGGAGTAAAAATCCATTGGTGGACACAGGGACTACCAATTCAGGCAGCAAGCATTACCGCAGGGCATGTTTATAATGACGCTGCGCTGACTATTGCTTATGTCTCTGGTGGTGTTGCTGGTGATCATGTTTATGTAAAACTTGGTTCTGAAACTGACGTTGATCATTTCCGTGAAGGTCATCAGATCACTGTTAGAACTGCAACAGACTTAGCTGCGGATGTTGTGACTAAGTGTGTGGAAAGATTTAAAAATGGCGCGTCTTCATATTTGAAACTCAAACTACTTGAAGCTGATGACAATAGTGCTGGCTCTACCAAGATGGCACTTGCCACCCGAATACTTGTCTCTGGTAATATGAACGCTGAAGGCGCTGCAATGCCAGATGCCATTACCTATGATCCGACTGAGTGGTATAACAATACCCATATCTTCAGGACTCCGATGGAAATCACAGGTACAGCAATGGCAACCAAACTGAGAACTAATCCTCAGGCATATCCAAAGATGCAGAAAGAGTGTTTGAAAGCACACTCTATGGAAAGAGAGAAAGCATTTTGGTTCTCCGTTCCTACAAGTGGGATTGGTACAAATGGTAAACCTGAACGCACCATGATGGGTATTATTCCTGCGATTAGAGGAACTTATGCAGGACATGGTGGGCCAGCTGGAACAGTAAGCAATTATGTTACTGATTCTTCTTATGCTGGAAAGTCCTGGCTTGCTGGTGGCGAAGATTGGTTGAATGAACAACTGGAAACCATCTTCCTCTATGGCAATATTAACAAGATGGCTTTCTGTGGTAATGGTGCTCTTATGGCTATTAATCGTCTTGTCCAGAACAACGGTGATTTCATGTGGGGACCGGATACTACAGTTTATGGCATTAAAGTCCGTGAGTGGATTACTCCTCTGGGATCTATTGCTCTCATGACCCATCCTTTGTTTAATTATGAACTCACTATGAGAAAAGTCATGGTGATTATTGAACCTGAGAATGTCAAACGCAGACCTCTGAAAACTCGTGATACTGAGTTTATTGCAGAGACCATTGGTAAGACAAACTCTGGCTACACACGGCGTGATGGGATTAAAGAGGAATACCTCACTGAGGAAACTCTTGAACTCCACCACCCCATTGGATGGGCATTCCTTGAGGGATTTGGCGACGACAATACGGCAAGTTAAAAACTCGTCGTTCATCTGTTGAACGAACTAAGGAGAGGGAAACTTCTCTCTCTCCTTAGTTTTTATTAAAATAGGGATAAACTATGAATCTTTTAGAAGTACGCACAGCAGCCGCACAGATGTCTGGTCGTTATGATTTAGTCACTCCAAGTACTTTTGCTAATAATGGTATGGATTTTCACATTCTCTCTGGACAAAAGTATTTGGATAGGTTAATTACTCTTCCAGATAGTAAAGCGAATTTATTCTTTGCTCCAATAGCTGGTGAGTATTCTATAACCATTCCAAGCTCTTGTAGAGTTCTTCACGAAGTCTGGGCTAATGATGCTGAGTCTAGATATTTACTTACTAAACTCGAACCTGCAGAGTTTAAATATAAATACATGGAACCTATTAGTACAATTACTGCTGGTGCTCCTGTGGACTATACATTCATTGACACTCGATCTCTTGAAGCAACTTATCAAAATGTTCTTGCAGAATATTTAGGTAAACCAGCTGTAGATGGATCTGGTTATGGGTATCGTGGTATTGTCTTTGGCCCTCAGTTTGACGCACAATATGTTATTGAAGTCATTGGATTATTTCATCAAGTAGAATTAATTGCAGATGCAGATACAAATTACTGGTCTTATGCGGCACCAGAGTTGCTTATCATGTCTACTCTACGGTCTATTGAAATATTTAATAGAAACACTGAGGGGATTAACGACTGGACTTCGGCGATTCTTTCAGCAATTAACGACATGGATGCTGATATTGTCGATGAAGAAAGTTATGGCGTTGATCAGTTGGAGGGATAATGACTGTTAGAAAATACTATATGGGAGGGATGGGGCCTTATCTGTACGATGATGAGGTGGATGTTTTAGACCCGGATGGGGATTTTCCTGATTGTGTTCAGTCTGGAATGCTTACTGATGGGCCAATTAAGACAACAAAGACGCCCACTGCAACCGGTGAAGTACTTCGGTTTAATGACATCGGAACTTTAGTTGGAGATGTCGTTGGGCCAGCTTCAGCCACTGCAGATGCCATAGTAGTTTTTAACAGTACAACTGGAAAGATTATTAAAAACAGCACGTTAATTTTGGATTCTTCTGGGAATTTGTCTAAAAATGTAAGTGACTTGGAAATTGACTGCGGA